CGCCGCTCCGTGCCAACGGAGCGGCGAAGGTTGTTGAAGGGTTGGTTTGTGAGCAGAAAGAAAACAATCCGGAAACTATTTTGACGCGGCAAATGTTTCTAGGGCCGCGTGAATCTCGGATTTCAGCTCTTTTATCTGATTTTTCAAAACTGACGAAGTCTTTGGGTGAGACAGGAGACCTTCCAGCGACGCCAGAGAATCGGCAATTGTTTGTGAGATTCTCAAGGGAACGGCTGTCTGTATTTCATTTTCTCGCGATAGAACTGACGGTAGAACCGCTAGCTGTAGAAGAACCTTTGACGATAACGTCTGCGCATACAGAGCCGAAATAATACAGGCTCGTTCATCAGGGTCAAGACGGGGCGGTACAGCAACAAAAAAATAGCATTTATGGGTTTTGCACGGGCCGAAATTGGTAAACGGGCAACCTGAAAGATGATTTTCAACAAAATCTGTAGATACCGGCATAAATCTTCCTCCTTGAGTGAAATGGTTGGTTGGCGCTTTCCATGGTAGCACAAGGATGAAGTTTTCAAAAGGGGCTAGAAATGCGGAAAGGGATAATTGCCAAAGAGCGGTCAGTCAAAGAATTATCTGATATGGAAAGGAGAGAGTTCGCCAGGCTGCAGAAGGTTATTTACGAGGATCTGGGAGCCTTTTACCGGGTGGGTATGGCGCTGCTTGAGATCAGGGAGCGGGAGTTGTACCGGGAGGAAAGCGCAACATTTGAGGGGTACTGTAAGAAGGTATTTGATTTCGGAAAAAGCCACTCATACCGGCTGATGGACGCAGCCAAGGTGGTGGAAAATATTTCGCAAACGTCCCCAAATTGGGGACGTTTGTCTCCAGTTTGGAGACAAAATGAAGACACTCCTGTCATTGATTTGATTCCCATGAGCGAATCTCAGGTCCGCCCGCTGGTGAGATTGCAGCCGGATCAGCAGCGGGAAGTATGGCAGGCGGTGGTAAAAAATGCCGGGCCGCGGCGCAAAGTGACGGCAAGCCTGGTCAACGGCGTGGTGAAAAAATACTTGGGAGAAACGGCACAGACAACGATCAGGGTGGCCCGGGAGAAGGTCCAGTCGGCGCCGGCCGTCAGCGCTGATTTTAAGGCGGCTTTTGATGTATTCTTCGCCCAACTCGGCAAGGAGATCGAGGCGGGATACAGAGGCACAGCAAGGGGCGTCATCCTGAGCCACATCGATCAGATCCGGTCCATGGTGGCTGATCCTGAAGAAAGAGCATGGGACGGCAACTCCCAGGACGCCATAAAACTGGAAAAGGCAGGATACCAGCTCTTCAGGATGGACAAGAGCAGTATGAATATCAAGGTCAGAGGCGGTGGCGGATGGCCGAAATACTCCGGCCCTTACGACACGGTCAAGGAGATGGAAGAGGAGTTTGCCGAATTGATGCTGGACCAGAAGAATCTGAGGGCGTGATATGCAGCCGGACAATGGATTAAAGGCGACATATACGGCCAAGGAGTTGCTGGAGATAGATTTGCCGTGTCTGCCGAATACGGTGCAGAATATCATAACCAGAGGGAAAAAAGAGGATTGGCCCCACGCTTATGAGAAATGCCAGGGGCCGGCCAGACGGGCATATCTGGCCCATCTTCTGCCGGATTACCTGAAAGAAGCCATTGCCGCTAAAACCAAGGCGGACCATTTTGACCTGATCGCTTCTGCCGGCAGGAAGAAGCGATCAGCTCCAGCGGACAATCTCACCGAAGACCAGAAGAAAACCGCTTTGGCCAGGGCCGATCTGGTCAGTCTCTATGTCGGCCAGGTGGCAAAGGCGCCTTGGGGGCGCAAGGATCAGGCAAAAGAAGGATTTCTTACCCTTTACAATCTCAAGGAATGGCCGTATCTCCACTCTATTGTTGGGGAAGTGAGCCTGCAGACTATCGAGCGCTGGAAGAAGACGCTGGATGCCACCAAAGACGCCTTTTCCCTGGCGGATCGGCGCGGCACCCACAAGCGGGGCAAACGATCGCTGCTTTCCGAACAGGCATTGATCCTGGAGCGGCTGGCGCTGAATCCTAACCGGCCGAGAATAAGCTACGTGCTGCAGCTGGCGCAGCTGATCATGGATAAACGCGGCATAAACCATCACTCACCGGCCACCTACAGACGTTACCTGGAGGAATACAAGGCCAGGCACTACGACACCTGGGTCTTTGCCCGGGAAGGAGAAAAGGGACTCAATGACAAGGTGGCCTATAACCTCAAACGCGATTACTCCAAGATCGCGGTGGGCGACGTGGTGGTGGCGGATGGGCATGTTTTGAATTTCGAGATCCTTAACCCGTGGACCGGCAAACAGAAGCGCATGACGCTGATCCTGTTCTACGACATGAAATCATCCATGCCGCTGGGCTGGGAGATCATGCCCACGGAGAATACCTCGGCGATCAGTTCCGCTTTGCGCCGAGCCATCATCACCCTGGGGAAAGTTCCGAAATGCGCCTATCTCGACAACGGCAGGGCGTTCAAGGCAAAGTTCTTTACCAATTCCCCTGATTTTGATGAGGCCGGACTTACCGGGCTCTATGCCCGCCTGGGAATAGAGACCACCTTTGCCTGGGCATATCACGGCCAATCAAAAACGGTCGAGCGCTTTTTCGGGGTGCTTAACGAGGAGGAAACATGGATGCCAACCTATGTGGGCAACAATATCGATGCCAAGCCGCCGCGCATGAACAGGGGCGAGAAACTGCATGTGGCGTTGTGGGAAAAGGCCATGGGCGGTCTTGTCATCACCATGGAGCAGGCCCACCAGTTGATCGCCGCCTTTTTCGACAAATACGCCAACCGGGAACAAGGGCCTGACAGCCATCTGGCCGGGCAGAAACCGGGTGATGTGTTCATGGCTGGCCGCGGTCCTGGTGTAGATCGTGCCGAACTGCGGGAACTGATGATGGAAGAATCCTGTAAGCGGATCGGCCAGGACGGCATCAGGCTGCTCAATGAATATTACTACCACCCCGCCCTCTACGGAAGGCGGGACCAGGTGAGGGTTAAATTTGATCTCATTGATCGGTCCTCGGTGCTGGTCTACGAAGCTGATGGATCTTTCCTGTGCGAGGCCTCCCCGCGTCCAGGGGTCCATCCCATGGCCAAGCTCGGCACGGATGATGATCAGGAGCAACTGCGGGAACAAATCGAATTGAAACGGTCCCTCACCGCGCAGACCATAGGCCCGGCCCGCGAGATGCTGAAAAACGAGGTGATGCCTGATTATCTGCGGCAGCTGGAAAGCCAGGGCATCATGCAGGCCAATGGCATGGAACCAAAAAAACAACCACCCCAAAAAGTAGTAGAGCTGAGCAGGGCTGATGTCCGCCGGATCGAGTCGGAATACGAGCAGCGGATGCAGGAGAACGACAAGCTGAAGGCGCGGAAAAACCAGAATGCAGAGGATGAGTATGTGCCGACGGTTGTTTCCGCCGCCGCCATGCTGTGGGAAGAGATCGAACGCCTGGACAACGAACAGCGCTATGAAAAATTGGTGGAGTTGTCCATCAAGGGCCAGCTGATCCCTCGCAAATGGCAGACATGGATGGATTATTTCGAGCAGACGCCAGGGTATGAAAAACAGCTTGATTATTGGAGTGAATACCGGGCCAAGATGGCCTTCGTCTGGCAGGTGGAGGCTGAAACGGCCAAGCGTGTCAGCGTTTAAGTGTAAAAAAAAAGCGGGGCGGGACCCACTCCCGCCCCTTTTTGCCAAACAACATAAACTACGAGGTGCTTATGAAAGAAATACAGATTCAGCCATCCTTTGTCAACACAAAGAATGTGCGCAACTTCAATGTGCTGATGGACGGCCTTGACCTGCTGGCCGGCGATGGCTGTCTCGCCGCCGTTTCCGGCCGGGCAGGTCTTGGCAAGAGTAAAACAGCCACCGTCTATGCCGCTAAAAACGGCTGCGTTTACCTACAGATCCTGCGCATCTATGTCAATTCCGAGCTGGAATTCCTGAAAGGCATCTGCCGGGCGCTGGAGCTGAAAAGCACCTTCGGCCGCAAGGGGGATGCCTTTCTTGCCGCCGCGGCAGAGCTGGAACGGCTCAAGAAACCGCTGCTCATTGATGAGATGGACATGATGCCGCAGTGGGGCGTCGAGGTGGCCCGTGATCTGACCAAGGTGGCCCGCGCCCATGTGGTGCTGATCGGCGAGGAAGAACTGATCCCGATGATGCAGCGCAACCGCCGGGTCTGGTCCCGCACCTTCCAGTTCATGGAATTCATCCCCATCGACGCCACAGACATCATGATTTACGTCAAGGAGGCTACAGGGCTGGCTCTTTCCCCGGATGTTGCCGCGGTCTTTCTGGAGGCCAGCAGTGGCGATTTCCGGCTGGTGAAACGGGATATCGTCAAGCTGGTGCAGTACGCCAACGCCGTCGGCACAGACAAGATCGACGTGAAGATGGCCAGGATAGCCGTCAAGAAAGGGCTCAAGGGGTAAGGCGATGAAAGAGACTTTTGCCGGAAAAATCAGGCAGGCGGCCAAGTCGCTTTGCGCCGATGGCAACAGCTTTACCACCAAGGCGTTGTCCGCGCATGCCGGTCTGCAGACCAGAAAAGATGAAAAGCGCATGCTCAACGCCCTGCGCGACTTTATCAAGGCGGGCGAGGCCAGGCGGATCAGCACCGGGGTGTATATTTATCTCGGCAAGCAGCGGAATGGTTTGCCGCTGAAGGACCAGATGCGCAATTACCTCAAGATAAAAAAGGTCGTCACCGTTGATGATCTGCGGGAACTCGGGGCAACGGAATCATACGCCATGGAGTGGCTGCATATGCTGGTGCGCCGCGGCGTGGTCGTGCCGCTGCAGAACGCCCGTTATGAGCTGGTCGCCAACATGGTTGTGCCGGAAAACGATGAGAAGGCGGAGCGGCTGCGGCAGTTGCGGGCGGCCAAGAAGGCGCAGATCGCCATCGCCCTGGACGACATGAGCGCGGCGCTGGGCCGGGCGATCAAGGTGTTGAAGGATCTTTAAAAGCCTACAAACGATTAAACGTAAAAAACAGGAGATAGACATGAAGAGCGAACGATTGCTGGAAATAGAGGATACGGCTGGGCAAATCGATGATGCGGTGCGCGATCTGCAGATGATCGTCACCCATCATCCGGATATGGCGGACCATGGCAGCAGGGAGGCGATCTGCGTCAGGCTGCGCAGTATTGCCAACCTGGCCGGCAGCCTGAAGCGGCGGGAGGATCGTGGCTGCGCCGGGCTGGACCCGGTGACCGCTTTATCCACGGCGCTCACCGATCTGACCGATGACAATGAGCTGCTGAAAATCCGCAACATGGCGGAGATCGTCGCGGGGCGGCTGGACCAGCTGCTGGCGGCCCGGCAGGGTTTTATCCGGGCGGATCAGTCCGGGGCGGAGGTGGCAGATGTCAGAAAATCAGCTTGAGGAGTTCCGGTCGATTGTTGATCAGATCGGCCAGGCCGAGGCGGCCCGGATAACCGGGCTGTCCGCCTCGACCATCAGTATGGTTTACCACGGCAAATACCAGGCATCGCCGGAGGCGGTTATCCTGGCGGTGCTGGAAAAGACAGGGGGGAGGCAATGAAACAGATCCCGGAAGGATTTATGGAAGACGGCCAGGGCCGGTTGGTCCGGGTTGAGAATATAAAAGAGGTCGACCTGGCCCGTGATGATCTGGTCAAGGAAATTGTCGGTAAGGCGAAAGGTTTGTCCTTGCAGATTAAAGAGTTCAAGATCGGCACCATGGGTGATATTGCTGCTTTCGTTGAACTTTCTGCGGAGAAATACGAGGTTTCCATGGGCGGCCGCAAGGGCAATCTGCGCATGTACTCATTTGACAAGCGGTACATGGTGCAGCGGCAGATCAGCGATTTCCTTGTGTTTGATGAGCGGATTCAGGTGGCAAAGGCCATGCTGGACGAATACGCCATGGAGTTAAGCGAAGGAGCCAGATCGGAGATCCAAACCCTGATCAATGACTTCTTTCAGGTGGACAAGCTAGGAAACATCAGCACCAATAAGGTTTTGAGTCTGCGCCGCTTTGATTTCGAGGGTGAAAAATGGCGTCGGGCCATGGACATCATCGCCGACTCGCTCGATGTGGCCGGCTCGACGCCCTATGTCCGGGTATATGAGCGGGATGACGAAACCGGCAAATATTACCATATCCAGCTGAATATGGCGGCTGTGTAAAGGGGGCAGTGATGAGAGAGCCAATAAAAAGAAGAGGCGGAGCCGATGCCAATATGGACTTGCCGGCCGGAAAAACATGTGGAGATTGCTACCATTTTCAAAGGTGTTATCGCATGTTCGGCCATATCGCGGCAGATGAGGGGTGTGACTGGTCACCGAGTAGATTTCACGAAAAACCGAAGAAAGAGGCAATTTACAGCATGCGTGACGACCAGGGGCGACTCTATGTCGATTGCTCGGAGTGCAATCGCGGCGGCAATGGCTCGGATGAGGAAAAATGCGGCAGCGGCTGGCTGGTGAAACGATCCTGCAACAGCGGGTGTTTTAATGGTGAGCTGCTGTCTGGGTTGACGGTTGCTGGTCAGGAGGTGCAGTGATGGAATGCCCATTATGTCAGACAGACAACGATTACTTAAATGTCACAATCGAGCCGAACGAGGGCAGTCTGGAGGTCGGCTTTACCTGCCAGGGCTGCGGGGTTGATCAATTTGCCATTGTGGATCCGAACGATTTTGTCCCGGTAGATTAAAAAAACAAACTAACCGCGAAACCGGACCATTTTGCCCATGTCGGCAAAATGGTCCGGTCATCCAGGCGTGGCTGCCTGGGTCTGATGAGCAGCCATTTTGATTGCGGATTTTTGATTGCGGAGTGCGGATTTAAAACAACAGAGGAATACCATGGCAAGAGCGTCTAAAACAGCGAACATATGTGCAAATATATACGAGGGAGAATTCACGATCAGCTTCGATTGTGTTGGTGTGGAAATGTGCCGGTTTGCACTTTGCCACATAATGCCTCCTGATGGCAGTGAGGAATGCACTTACCGTGAGCATGGATCTTGCCTATGCCAACCTGCCAAATTTGCATCATTGAAATCTCTAAAAAATAGGATTTCGAAAGAGCTGAAGCAGTTAGAGGCCAATTGCTAATGAAAACCTACCTTGAAGCAAAACGCGCGGAAGATCAAGCAGCAGCCGCAGCCAAGGAAGTACGCCTCACCGGCTGCCCGGCCTACGCCACCAGCGGCCAGCCGTCCGGACCAACCATGGAGTGGTGCAGGTCGGCCCGTGGCGCCTGGTGCCCTCGCAACTGTAAATGGAGAAACGCATGAAAAACCAGACATTGGGACATATTCGGGCGGCGAACCTCAAAAGCAGCGATCGCCTGGGCCGCGTCTGCCGCCTGCTGCAGGATGGCAACTGGCACGGCACCTGGGAGATCATCCACGCCTGCGAGGTGTGCGCGGTGAATACCATCATTGCTGAGTTGCGGGAAAACGGTCTGCGCATCGAGACGCAGTGCAAGGGGGCTGGTAGGTATGAATACCGTCTTACTTGTCTCACCATCCCTACTGGTCCGACTAGTCAGACCAGTCAAACCAGTCAGACCAATGGCACAAAAATATGAAAATGACCTGTACGGCTTGCGGGGCCACCAACTCAGCCGATGCCATGACATCGGACGAAGCCTGCCGAAAAACGCTGGCGGTATGCGTGCGCCTGTCTGCCCCCATGCCCATGGTGGTGCTGCACTACCTCAGCCTGTTTCGTCCGGACAAATCCTCTCTTACCTGGGGAAAGGCGCTGCGCCTGGCTCTGGAGCTGGAGGAGCTGGTCGGCAAGGGCCATGTGCAGATAGAAAAGAAACCGGCCCGCAAGTGCGTGCCGCGCATCTGGTCCCAGGCCATCGAAGAGATGATCGACCGCCGGCAGCGTCTCACCCGGCCGCTGAAAAACCACAATTACCTGCGGGACGTGGCCTACACCCTAGCCGATCGCGAGGACGCGGAGACGGAGAAAAAGACCGTCGAGGCGGAGCGCAACGGCAATTACCGCACCGCCGGCCATCAGCAGAGCGAACCGGCCACCGTTGACTGGGCCGCTATGACCGCTGAGCAGTGGCAGCTGCTGCCGCCATCCGTGCGGGCCAAGCATGAGCATCATAGGATTAAAGACCGTTCCAGCGATTAAACGATCAAACGTTGCAACGATTAAGCAGCCAAGGAAAACCCATGAGACACTCATCTGACCGTATCAAGATTCACATCGCCCGCAAGGAGCTGGAACTCGATGACCAGACCTATCGGGACATCCTGGCGCTGAACTTCCCGGGGGCGCAATCATCCAAAGACCTAAATGACCAACAGGTGCGCGAGCTGATCATGCTGTTCCAGGCGCGTGGCTGGAAGCAAAAGAGCCGGGCCATGGTCAAATCCGGCCGCACCGGCAGCCGCCAGGTCAACGACAATTACCGCAAAATACCTGCCGGCCCATGTGCCGCCATGCAGCGCAAGGTTCTGGCCCTGTGGGCGCAGCTTGGCTATGACGTCAAAAAGCTCGACGCCCGCGTCAAAAAACAGTTCGGCATCGACCGTATCGAGTGGCTGCACGACTACGAGCAGCTGCATGTGCTCATCACCGACCTGGAAAAGCGAGTCAGGGCGCTGTAATGATTGCCGACGATGACAATGACGACATCATCGAGCTGCCGGACGACGCCCTGCCGGAAATCGAAGAGCTGGCCGGCGATCTGCGGCTGCTGGCCGAGATTGTCGGGGTGAAACCGGCCCTGATCGTGGCCCAGCGCCTGGGCGGCACGCCGCTGCGGATCCCCACCGGCCGCAAGTGGATTTTAAGGTGGCGCAACAAAATGATGCGGGCCGAGGCCGATCGCGGCGGCATTACGGTGGTTGATCTGGCCCGCAAATACCGCCTCTCCGAGCGCCAGACCTACAATATCCTGGGCAGCGTTGATGAGCCCTCTAAACAATTAAAACTGTGGTGATGATGATGAGTAACATGAGCGGACTTTGCGGCGTTAATCGCAAGGACATATTTGTCAAAACCTGCCAGATTCACGGCGGCCAGCCTACCAGAATGCTTATTGCAAGTTTTGTCCGCATATGCAAGCAGCGGCGATCCGCGCGCTACAGCGGATGCGGTTTCGGCAATTCGACCGTCAACCCGGAATGTTTTGCCTGCGAGACCGGCGCCCTGATCGCGGCCGGGAAGGATTTTCCCCGGCCTGATAATGTGGAGTGGATTGAGCTGGACGATTGCGGAATGCGGATTGCGGAATGCGGATTGAAAACAGTAGGAGCGGGCCATGCCCGCGAACGTAAACCCAAGGAGATAATCATGGAAGCAAAAAACGAAAACCCAACCAACGACAACCCTTTTAAAGTGATGCCGGAGATAACCGACCATCTTCGCCTGACCGACCTGCAGACGCACTGGCGTCGGCCAATTGTGCCGGATGATGCCATCGGCATCTGCGTCAACTGCGGCCGGGATGAGAAAAAAATCAGATCCGTTGGCCTCTGCTCATCCTGCCAGAGTGCAACCAAAAGAAAACGCGGTCAGGAGATGCTTGATGGCCTGGCAGAGGCCAGGGTTAGGCTGTGGTCAAAGGATTCGCTGCGGAGGGCCATGGTGCAGAAAGGCAGAAAGAAAAGAATACCTAAAGCCTTGGCGACGCGGAAAGCTACTGTTGCGCCTGCTCCTGCGCCTGCTCCTGCTCTTTCGGCCCCCTTCATCACGGACCTTTACCGCCTCGGTCAGCAATACAAGGAGCTGGGAGAAAAACTCATGGATCAGTCATCCACCATCAACGAACTGGTGGCTGCAACTGCGCAGCTTGGCCTGCGGTTGGATATCAATATTGAGGTGGCTAAATGATCGGCGGCCAGGAGCGTGATAAGCTGAAAGCGCATGCCAGCCGCATGCCATTGGCTGAACTGGCCAGGTTGGTGCTCTTTGGCTCGTATATTCCAGGGGTGCATGATGACGTGCTGCTTGAGCGCTGCAAGCAAATGGATGAGCTGCAGGCTTTTTGCCAACTGATCATGGGTAAAGGTGGCGCGTAATGGCCTGTGATATCTGCGGCAGGGTCCGCACCCTGGGCGGTGATCCGGATCTGCTGCTCGATGCCCCTCTCCGGCAGTTTGCCCGGCAGGCCTGCGGCAGCTGCTGCGCCGAGTTGGAACGGAGAATGATGGCAACCGGCCAGCAGGCCGGGGTTGTTATCCGGGAGATGCGGGCCGGCCAGCGCCGGGAGAGGCCGTATCTTGATCGGATTTAATGAGAGATGCGGAGCTCATAAGAGCGGCCTCGCTTGGTTCTTGTGATTTGCCCAAATTTGTCAGCGAAATACAAGGCATAGTAGAGGTCCTCTTTCGCAAGAGGCCTTTTGTCGCTGTAAAGCTCAGCCCAGTCCATCGATTGGGCTCTTTTGGTGATTTCTGATTGAAGAATACCAGGGTTGCTTTCGATGATCGGCAATAGTAAGGAAACAATTTTTTTGAAGAACGGGTCACTCCTCACAAAAGAGTCGTATTCCATTGTGGCCTTTTCCAGGTCGTCATTTGCCCTGGCTTGCTTCAAGGTTTCCACGCATTTCAAATATCCCATGCGGGCGCCGAGAAAATCGCCATTATGCTTAGCCCGGCGGGCGGCCTCCAGATGCCACATGGCGTCCCCGTTCCCAAGGGTAACCTCCTCTTCATCTATTTCATCAATGGGTGATATGGATTTGGTCGAATCGCCTGATAGTCCGCTAAAGAACTTTTTGATTGCATTGAACATAGCTTTTTCCTCCTTGTGCGAAATGGTTGAATGGGTGGTGCCTTTCACCAGAGTAGCACAGGGAGGGAATTTTGATAAAGGATTAAAGATGAAATTCTTGACAACGTCCGCCTCTCTGGGATACTCTGATTCTGCCACGGCAAAATCCGTGGCCGGGTTTGACATCCCGGATTCGAGGCGGACACACCGCCCCAGCAGTTTCACGGCGGTTTTTTTGTGTCCACAACCAGGCGTTGCTCATTATGGGGCGGGCCTGGCAGGGGGCTTCGGCCCGCCGGTTCCTCGATCCGGTATGTCAACCTGCCAGGTTCCGCCCTTTTTGCGTTTGACATCGCCGGGCGGGAATTCTTCATTCTCTATTCGAGGAGGTAGTACAAATGGATGACAATCAGATTGAAAACATCAAGAAGACCATGATCGTCAAGGACGGCCAGGTGTTCGCCACCTCGCGCGAAGTGGCTATGACCTTTGGCAAGAAGCATAAGAACGTGCTACGCGACATCCAAGTTATGGAAATACCGGATGAATGGCGTGGGCTCAATTTTGAGCCGTCCTCTTATATCAACGCACAGAACAAGCAGCAGCCCATGGTGGAGATGACCCGCGATGGGTTCACCATCCTGGCCATGGGCTTCACCGGCAAGGCGGCCATGCGTTTTAAACTTGCCTATATCGAGGCCTTCAAGCAGATGGAAAAGGCCCTGCAAGCCCAGCAGGCCGTGCCGACCCTGCCTGATCGTCCCCAGCCCATTGCCATGCCGCCCTGGCAAACGGGCTATGAGCCGCTGGCTATCTGGCACCGCAACCAGGTGGCCATCATGAACTATCCGGCCTATGAGCTGATCAAGCATGGCGGCCACGAAGCATTCCGCTATGCCATAGAGGCCATGGGAGGAGCGCCGCTCTCCGCCCAGGAGCGCGAGAGCAGGAAGCTTAAATTCGCCCTGCTGGACGCCAAGCCGCAATGGGGCAGCATCCATATCTACAAGGTGCTGGGCCTGCGCAACTGGGAGATCGGCAAGATCATGGAGCTTACGCCACGGCAGGTGCAGACCGAGGTGCGCAAGATGAACAGCGGTCAACCGCCTGTAAACATATCACCCGGGGGCGGCAACCAAGCCGCCCTCTCCTCACTCCTCACTCCTCACTCCTAACTCCCCATCAGTAATAGCACTACTGCAACCCCGCAGCTATCCACCCCGTTAAAAACCCTCTACTATTGGCACCAGTTACTTCATATCTCCTTGGGGCAGGGGGCCGGGCTTGCCCGGTCCCCTTTTCGATCATTAAATGAGAGAGGGACATCGTGTGAAAATTATCTGTCGCGGGCTAATCCCGCTTTTGGTGGCGCTGCTGGTTGCCGTGCCTGTTTTTGCCGCCGAGCTGCGTTTTGGCTGGACTCCGAATACCGAGCCCGACCTGGCCGGATACCGCATCCATTACGGCACATTATCCGGCGTCTACACGGACGCGGTGGATGTCGGCCTGCCGGAGATCAAGGATGGCCGGGCGGAGGCCGCCATCACCGTGCCCTACGGCAACAAATATTTCTCCTGCACCGCCTATACCGTCGAGGGCGTGGAGAGTGACTATTCCAACGAGGTTATGGCCGTCACCCCTCCAGATAAGCCGGTCAATTTCAATGTCGTGGCCGCTTCCGTAACCTACTACTTCGCGCCGAAATGACCAGACGTAACCTTAAGCCTGCCGTGACAACCCCAGCAGAATGGATCGCCCGGGAGACCCTGCCAAGGCATGAGGATATTAAACTTTATCCGTACCGCTGCCCGGCCGGGAAGTTGACCATCGGCTGCGGCCGAAATCTTGAAGACCTGGGCATCAGCCGGAATGAGGCCATCTACCTGCTGGACCATGATATTCGCAGGGTACGGCTGGAGCTGGAAAAGGCGGTACCGGCATATCTCGCCTTGAGCGACCGCAGACAGGCGGCGCTGATCGATATGTGCTTTAACCTCGGGCTCTCCAGGTTTTTACAGTTTAAAAAAATGCTGACTGCTGTGCATGCCGGTAATTTTCCCCTGGCCGCTGATGAGATGCTTTCCAGCCGCTGGGCAAAGCAGGTAGGCCAACGGGCACAGACCCTGGCCGCCATGATGAGGGAGGGCTGATGACAATCTTCTGGATAAACCTTTGCCTGTTGATGCCGCTGCTGGTGGCGCAGGTGATTGACGGCATGCAGACCGGCTTTATCCTGCTGCAAGGCGGTAAAGAGGCGAACCCCGTCATGGCCTGGCTGATGGCCAGGTTCGGCAAGGAACGCATCCTGCTCGTGGCAAAAGTAGGAATTATGATCGCGCTGACCGCCATGGTTTGCGGCAGTCCGGACAGCAAAATCGTTGCCGGCATCCAGTTGGCGCTGCTGGCGCTGTATGGCTGGGTGATCCAGCACAACATCAAGGTATTGGAGAAGATAGATGCCAATTGATCTGACGGGACTCGGCTCCGTGGCCGAACTGGCCAAGGGGTTGGTTGATCGTTTTCTGCCGCCAGCCGCCACGGAAACGGAAAGGATGGCCGCGCAGCTGCAGGTGCAAGAGCAGCTTGAGCGCCGCGAGTCGGCGGTTCTCGATGCCCAGAAAGGCATCATTGTGGCCGAGATGCAGCAAAGCGATACCTTCACCAAGCGGGCTCGCCCGGCCATCGTCTATTTCGGCCTGGCCGCCATCGGCCTGGTGCATGTGCTGTTGCCCATGTTCGCCTGGTTCGTGCTGGTGCTGAACGGCAAGCCAATGGACAGCATGCCGCAAATCGTGCTGCCCGGCGAGTTCTGGGCTACCTGGGGCGGGGTATGCAGTATCTGGGTAATTGGCCGGACCATGGAAAAAAGAGGCGTCACCGGCATTGCCGGTCAGATCGCCGGACTGGTTACCGGGGGGAAATAATGCCGGACGAAGCGGACATTGCCAACGATTACCAGGCCAGGCTCAACCTGGACGGGATATGCCGGGTAAAAGGGGCGCTTCGCGAAGCTCCACTGCACAAAATACCCTCTTCCTCGCCCGTTGACTGCGAATGGTGCTGGGCGGAGATCCCGGAGCAGAGAAGGATGGCCATGCCTGGCTGCACCCTCTGCGTCGAATGCCAGGGAGTCAAGGAGCGGCTCAAGAATGGATTATGAAAAATATCGTTTCTTCCTCGATCTCAGTGTGCTGGCGGTCAATGTCAGTTTGTGGCTCTGGATTCGCTGGAGCAATAAACAGAAGGCCACGGTGGAAGAAATCAAGGGGTTGCGCGACATGATCGAGCAGGCCCAGAAAGCACAGGTCGTAAAGTGCGGCGAGCACCATAACCGCACCACCACCCTGGAGGTGCAGATGAAGGCTACCCCGACCCACCAGGACCTTGGCGAGATCCACGAAAAAATAAATGACGTGCACGGCTCCATGAAGGAAATGGCCGGGCATATGAAAGGGCTGAACGCCAGTGTCGGACTAATACACGAGTATCTGCTCAACAGGGAGAAAGATAAATGAGCTACCAGGACATACAGACGGCGCACATGCGGCTGGCTATTCTGCTGCTGCTGGCCAAGGACAGCGGCTTTGATCTGAACGAACACCTGCTGCGCGATCTGCTGACCACCTATGGGCACAACATCAGTCGTGACCGTTTGCGCATTGAGCTGGCCTGGCTGGAGGAGCAGAACCTGGTAAAAAAGGAAGATCTTGAGGGCACCTGGGTGGCCAGGCTTAACGGCCGCGGTTTTGATGTCGCCGAAGGCCGGTCGGTTGTTCCCGGTGTAAAGCGGCCTGGACCGGACGGTTTCTGATGGGCAAGAACAGAGCTTCATCCATAGACCTTATGCCGGACGATATCCGGGAAAAACTGCAGGAGCTGCTGCGCGATCCGCGCGTCACCCAGCTTGAGGCTACCGCCAGAATCAACGCTATCCTGGCTGAAAACGGCCATGAAGACAGGCTGTCCAAGTCGGCGGTGAACCGCTATGCGGTCAAAATGGACGAAGTGGGCAAACGGCTGCGGCAGTCCCGCGAGGTTGCCGGCATGTGGATCAACCGGCTCGGCGCCGAGCCACAGGGCAAGGTCGGGCATTTGCTCAACGAGATGGTGCGCACCTTGGCCTTTGAGGCGGTACTGGACTTTTCCGAGGGAGACGACAAGGCCAGCCCCAAGATGATAAAGGACCTGGCCACCGCCATCCACCGGTTGGAACGGGCCTCCAGCGAGAATGTCAAGCGGGAGGAAGAGATCAGGAAGAAGGCTCTGGCTGACGCCGCAGACCAGGTTGCCAAGGTTGCCAAACGCGGCGGCATGAGCGCCGCCACCGTGCAGCGGATTCGCACGGAGATCCTGGGGATACCGCAATAATGGATGTTTTGCTGCCCAATACCGCTACAGCTGCAGTGCCGGCAGTGCTGCTGCCCTACCAGCAGGCCTGGATCGCCATGGACGATCAGCTCAAGGTGGCGGAGAAATCCCGCCGCATCGGCTTGACCTGGGCCGAGGCGGCGGACGATGTGCTGATCGCGGCGGCGGACGGCGGTCAGAGCGTCTATTACATCGGCTACAACCAGGACATGGCCATCGAGTATGTCGAGGCCTGCGCCATGTGGGCCAGGGCATTTGACAAGGTGGCTGGCGAAATCGAAGAAGGGTTGTGGGATGACGGGAAGGAGGACATCAAAACCTATACCATCCGTTTCCCTGGATCAGGCAAGCGCATCGTGGCCCTCTCCTCCAGGCCGGCTAACCTGCGCGGCAAGCAGGGTGTGGTGGTCATCGATGAGGCGGCCTTCCATGACAAGTTGGGAGAGCTGCTCAAGGCGGCGCTGGCGTTGCTGATCTGGGGCGGTCGGGTGCGGGTGATCTCCACACACGACGGGGTTGCTAATGCGTTTAATGAGTTGATCGGCCTGATCAAGGCCAAAAAACGCAAAGGGGCCGTTTTCCGCACCGATTTTGGCGAGGCGGTGGAGCAAGGGCTTTACCGCCGGGTATGTCTCAGGCTTGGCAAGGAATGGAACGCCGAGGAAGAAGTTGCCTGGGTCCGTGACGTCTACGACTTTTATGGGGATGATGCCGAGGAAGAATTGGACGTAATCCCCAAGGAGTCGGCCGGGGCCTATATCTCAGGGGTGCTCATCGAGGCACGAATGCGGCTGATTCCGATTTTGCGCCTGGCCAAAAAGGATGAGTTCGGCAAACTGCCGGAGTATCTGCGCGCGGCGGAAATCGAGATCTGGTGCAAGGAAAACATCCTGCCTCTGTTGGAGCAGCTTGATCCGGAACGTGATCATGTCCTGGGCGAGGATTTTGCCAGGTCGGGAGATCTTACCGTCCTTGACATCGGGGAAATAGGCCAGGATCTGGTCAGGCGGGTACGGTTTCAGGTCGAACTGCGTAATCTGCCCTTTGCCCAGCAACGGCAGATAATCTGGTACATCCTGGACCGGCTGCCCCGTTTCCGTGCGGCAGCTTTTGATTCACGGGGCAACGGTCAGCAACTGGCCGAGGAAACAGCCGACCAATACGGACATTACCGCATTTTTCAGGTGATGCTGTCTGACAAATGGTACGGGGCGGAACTGCCGCCATTCAAGGCCGCTTTTGAAGACGGGACAATCGAGGTGCCGCGTGATGCCGATGTCAAGGATGACCTGCGGGCCATCCAGGTGATCGGTGGTGTGCCGAAGATTCCGAAAACAACCGGCCAGGGGAAAAAAGGCGAGCGGCGCCATGGTGACTCGGCAATATCGCTGGCGCTGATGTGGTTTGCCGGCAACCAGGATGTTGCCGACACCGCCATCCATTCCGCGGTGCCGCGGGAGAGCGTCGTTTTACTGAGAGGATTTTGATTATGCCAGGCATCTACGTCAGCCCAAATAAATACATCGATTTCGCCGAGACGCCGGCAACGGCTGATCTCTCCCGGGAGATCGCCTCCCGCGGCGCGGCCTGGGATTTCTACGGACTGATCGGCTTGCTGCCTGATCCGGATCCGGTGCTGCTCAAACGCGGCGACGGGGCCGAGATCCTGGACGGTCTGACCGCTGACGGGCATGTGATATCCGTCATCCAGACCCGCAAGCTCGGCACGTTGAAAAAAGAATTCCGCTGGCAGCCAGGCGCCTTGGGTGACAAGGAGCCGGACCAGGCGGCAAAAAAACTGTGCGCCGACCTGGTGGAGGATCTGGGGCAGGTCGATGTCTACAATCTGTTGTCCGAAATCCTTGATGCCCCCTGTTTCGGCCTGACCCCCATTGAGATAGGTTGGGAAAGCGGCGATGGAGGTATACGTATCAGCAAGCTGCGCGGCCTGCCGCACCGCTGGTTCGGCTTTACCGAGGAGAACGAGCCGCGTTTTATCAGCAAGAATAATCCGTGGGAAGGCGAGGAACTGCCGGCCGGCAAGTTCGTTTTTGCCCGCCACTTCCCCACCTATGACAATCCGTTCGGCCTGCGGCTGCTGTCTCGCTGCTTCTGGCCGGTGATGTTTAAAAAAGGCGGGTGGAAGTTCTGGATCAAGTTTGTCGAAAAATACGCCACGCCGTTTTTGCTCGGCCGCTACCGCCAGGGAGCGAGCCCGGCCGAACAGGCGGAGCTGCTTGCCAAGCTCTCCTCCATGGTGCAGGACGCGGTGGCGGCGGTACCGGAGGGCTCGACGGTGGAGTTGCTGGGGGCCGGCGATAAGGCGGGCTCCAGCGATTTGTATCTGCGCTTCAACGGCGCCATGGACGCCGAGATCAGTAAGGTAATTATGGGCCAGACGCTGACTGCCGAGGTGGGCGACACGGGCTCCTATGCCGCGGCCAAAACCCACGAGAACGTGCTTGAGGTATACCGCGAGGCAGATCAGCAGCTGGCTAAGACCACCATGGACGAAATCGGCAAGACCTATGGGGCGATCAGAGCCCCAGGGGTGCCGGCGCCGACCTTCTCCTGGTTCGAGGAGGAAGAGCCGCGAAAGGATTTTGCCGACCGGGACAAAACGCTGGCCGACAGCGGGGTGAAGTTCAAAAAGCCGTATTATGTGCGGCGGTATGGGCTGAAGGAAGACGAATTTGAGATTTCGGATGGCGGATTGCGGAATGCGGATTTAACGGCAACGGCAAAAGGCAAGAGCGGTGAATTCGCCGAGGACAATCCGCTATCCGCCATCCAAGATCCGCAATCACTTGATGACCTGCTGGAAGACAAATTGGCGGCAGAGGCGGATCCGGAGATCGATGCCATGGTGGCCAAAGTGCGGGAGTTGGTAATGAGCGCCGGCAGCCTGGAGGCCATCCGGGACGGGCTGATCGGCCTTTATCCGCAGATCAGTGATGATCAGCTGGCCCAGGCGCTGAGCCTTGGCCTTACCGGCGCCGATCTGGCCGGCCGGTTGGATATCAGAGAGGATATGCATGGCCAGTGAGCTGATTAACCTGGAGTTCAAGGGCAAGCCGTTTGCCGCGGCGGTGGACTATCTGGCCGCCAAGGTAAACCTGCCCACTGAGCACTGGTATGATCTGACCGGAGCAATGCATGCCAGGGCCTTTGTAGTGGCCGGAGCGGCCAAGAGCGAGCTGCTGGCTGATTTCCATACCGCCATAAACAAGGCGATTGCCGGCGGCACGACGCTTGAGCAGTTCCGCAAGGACTTTGATTTGACCGTGGCCAAACATGGCTGGTCGTTTAAGGGTGAGCGCAACTGGCGAACGAGGGTGATTTACAACACCAATATCCAGGTGGCCTACCAGGCCGGGCGTTACCAGGAGCTGCGCGGGCTGGAGTCTGCCGCCCCTTACTGGGAGTATCGTTCTAAACGGGACGGCCGGGTGCGTGAACAGCACCGGCAGTGGGACGGTCTTATTTTCCGGGCAGACGATCAATGGTGGGACAGCCATTATCCGCCCAACGGCTGGGGCTGCCGCTGCCGGGTGTGGCCGAGGACCATGGCCGATCTGCAGCGGGCCGGCAAGATCGGGCCGGACCAGACCCCTGACGACGGCGCCCATGAGTGGGTGGACCCCAAAACCGGCGAGGTTAAGCAAGTTCCGAAGGGCGTTGATCAGGGCTGGGACTATCATCCCGGCAAGGCGGCCTGGGGCAGGAAATTATCCGATGATGCCATGGGCGCCTGGCGGGCAAGCAGTGACAAGTGGCAGCGGATGACCGCCGGTGACTGGCAGTCCTACGGGCGGCCGGAGATGATTCCGGCTGATTTGCCGCGGGCCGGCCTTGGTAAAAAAGCGGCGACCAGGGATGAGCTGTCCGCCGGCATTGCCGCGACCATCGGCGGGGCGGAAAAGGTTTATCGTTTTCAGTCCGGAGAGTTTGCCTACCCAGTGCTGGTGAACGCCAAAACCCTGGCGGCGCACATGGATCTTGACCGCTCCGCCTTTGTACCATTGCTGCCGGAGCTTTTGTCCGATCCTTTTGAAGTATGGATGTCCTTTGAGCAGCACAGCGCCAGCGGCCAGGTGGTGCTGCGGCAGAGGCTGATTAAGGCGGTGCAGTTGGAAAAGGCCAAGGGTCTGTTGCTGGTGGTGCAAAGCGCCAACGGCATGATGGAGGGGTGGACCTTCTTCCCCATATCCAACTTGAAGTATCTGAATAAGCAGCGACAGGGGGAGTTGGTTTATCGGCGGGAGAGTTAAGGGACCTCTGACACCACACTGCCAGGGCGCCCGGAACCGGTTACAGGGGATGTGGCCCAACCGGAGCCTGCAATAAAAATATACAGCGCAACCGGTGGAGAGTCAAGAAGCGTTTAAATTGATTTTAAGGCGATTTCCGGGCCGGACGCATCAACCCCCGCCGCGGGGTGTTTGCGTCGATCCTGTGCAAATTTGAAGATAGTTTGAAAATGGTTTGAGAAAGAAGGAGACCACATGGGGAAGCTGGATGGATGGGTGGAAATTTTCAGGGCCGGCAAACATACCGACAGCCAGGGAAGAACCAGAGAGTTCTCCGTGGCCGATCTGGACAGAATGGTCGGCAGTTACCAGCCGGAGCAACACGAGGCGCCGGCGGTGATCGGCCATCCCAAGGACAACGCCCCGGCCTGGGGCTGGGTGGATGGGCTCAAGCGAGTCGGCGAGGTGGCCCTGGCCAAGTTCAAGGATGTTCAGCCGGAGTTCGCCGACATGGTGGACCGCCGGCTGTTTAAAAAGAGATCGATATCACTGTACCCGGACGGCTCGCTGCGCCATGTCGGGTTCCTGGGGGCGCAGCCACCGGCGATCAAGGGTCTGAGGGATTTTGCAATCGGCTCGGAAGAAGAGTGCAGCGTATACGAGTTTGCGGAGGCAGCGGCTGATTCGAAATCAGCAATCCGCAACCAGCAATCAAAAAAGGAGGGCGATATGCCGAAAACAGTAGAGGAATTGCAGGCGCAGCTGGCCAAGGAAACCGAGGCCAGAACCCAGGCCGAGGCTCGGGCTAAAACTGCGGAAGAACAGGCTGCCAAGGCGGTCAATGATTTCGCCGAATCGGAGAAGAAAAGCAAACGGGCGGAGCTGGTCGCCTTTGTCGACCAGGGCATCAAGGACGCCAAGATGCTGCCGATCTGGAAGGACCAGGGCATTGTCGAGTTCATGCAGGCCCTGGAAGGAGGCGAGGTGCAGACCTTTGAATTTGCCGAGGGCAAGAAGGAAAGCCCGGCGGCCTGGTTCAAGACGTTCATCAGCTCATTTTCCGAGCACCCGCTGTTCAAGGAGATGACCAGTCCCAAGGATGACAAGGATAAGAGCGGCGAGTTCGCGGAATCGGAAGATCTTACCAAGTATGTATAATCAGCCTTCAAACGTTTAATCGTTCAAACGTTGGAACGCTAACAATAAGGAGTCAACCATGAATCAGGTAGTAGGAACTTTCAGTTTTTCAGAGGACACCATCATTGCCGGCGGCCATCCGGCGGTTGTCCGCTCCATGGCGATCAATGCTGCCCAGGGGGTTCTGGCCGCCGGTATTCTGCTCGGGCTTTCGGCTACCGGCCTGGTGCCGTATGAGAGCACGGATGAAGTAATAGATGCCGGCGACGGCAATGCCGTGGCCTTTACCGGCACGATCGCCGCGGCGCCGATTCACCCGGGGTCGCTGTCCATCACTGACGATACCGAGGCATTTGCCGATGACGGCCTTGGCAGATTGGTTGGCGATGCCGGCGGCACCGGCACCATCAACTATACCACAGGAGCATATGCCGTAACCTTTAACGCGGCCCCTGGCAATCTGCAGGATATCACCGCCACCAGCTACAACCAGCTGGCCGGAGCGCTCAGCTCCAGGGTCGATACGGCTGAAGAGGCTTCCGGCACGGTGGTGGTGCACGGCACGGTAAGGGCGGACCGGTTGACTAAAACAACCGCCGGCACGGCTTTGGCCGCTGCCGACACCGCCAGACTTGAAGGCATAGGCGTCTGGCCGGTGTAAGTGGTTTGTTGGGTTTGTTGGGCTCGTTAGGCTCGTTAGGTTCGTTGGGTTTGTTGGGTTTGTTGAGTTTGACTCAAGTAACTCAAGCAACCCAAGCACCCAAGCAACTCAATAACCCAAGCAACCAGGTAACCCAAGCAACCCAAGCAACCCAAGCAACCCAAGTAACCCAATAACTCAAAGCACAGGAGAAAAATCATGTTCAACCTGAGAACTTTATTCACCCGGGAAGCAATCGTCCGGCAGCTCAAGCAGCTCCCCATTCTGAAAACCCCGGTCATGGATACCATTTTCACCGACCGGCAGCAGAAAACATCGCCGATCGTCGGCATTGAGGACATTTTGTCCGTTGTGCGGGCACTGCCGGTGGTCCGCCGCGACAGCACCTCCATCCCGGCCACCAGCCAGACCAGGAATTATCAATTTATCGAGCCGCTGCCGGTCAACGCCCATGTTTTCGCCACGGCTGCTGACCTCAATAATCTGCAGGTGCTCGATCCTGCCGGCAAGGATATGTGGGCCAGGGAGAAAAATGACTTCCTGCGCCGGGCCTGCCGGATGACCACCGAGGGCATTGCCGCGGTATCACTGTCCGGCACCATCACCTGGCCGTGCCAGCTGCAGACCGGCGGGTTCGAGAATTACACCATCGCCTATGGCACGCCGCTGTCCGTTACCCCAACGGTGCTGTGGTCAGCTAGTCCCAAGGTGGCCGATGTCTTTGACCTGTTCACCGCCATGGAAGAGGCGCTGCAGGATGAGGGCTATGGCAGCACGGTAGTGGTGTGGGCCGGCAAGACCGCCTACAATCTGCTTTTCAAGATTGCCGAGGCCGTCACCTCAACCGCCAAGATCAGGGTGGAGATCAGTGACCAGGGTATCAATATCGGCGGTTATCTCGTCAAGCGGCGCAGCGAGCGGTATCGCAATCCCCAGACAGGCGTTTTGACGCCGACCATCGCCGACAAGGAGATTAAGATGATCGCCATGGATGCCGGTCATAAGCTGATTTACTGCGCCCTGGATGACCTGGACGCCAATCTGCAGCCGCTGCCGTTCTTCACCAAGCCGATCAAATCGGATGACCCGAGCGGCTGGAAGATCGTCGGCGAGAGCAAACCTCTGCCGGTGGCCAATCCGAAAGGCATTTGCGGGGCGACTGTTTCCTCGTAATTCGCAGGTTGCTGGTTGTAGGGGCGGTTCGTGAACCGCCCGTGCTTGAATAATGGCTGTGACTGGAGCAAAACACAATGTACTGCACCCTTGAAGATTTGAAACTGGCCATTGATGAGGCCCGCCTGCTGGAACTGACCGATGATGAGGGCCTGGGCGTCATCAACCAGGCCCGCATCGATGCGGCGATCGGCGACGCCCAGGGCGAGGTGGACGGCTGGCTGCAGGAACGCTACGACGTGCCGCTCGATCCGGTGCCGGCCCTGATCAAGAGGGCCTGCATCGATGTGGCCATTCCCAATCTCTACAGCCGCAAGGTGGAGACTCTGCCGGATGTCCGGGTCAAGCGTTATGACAATGCCATCAAGCTGTTGGCCAGGATTGCCGACGGCAAGCTCAGCCTCGGCATTGCCGTGCAGCCGGAGGAGACCAACAGCGGCAAGGTGCTGGTGACGGCCTCCACCAGGATCTTCCCTGATACGGAACTGGATAAATTCTGATGGAACTGCAAACCATCATTGATGATGCTGACTTTGCCCGCCTGCTGACCGGCATGCGGCACCGGTTTACGTCGCTGGAGCCGGCCATGCGGCTGGTGGGTCAGATGATGCTGGAATCCATTGACGACACCTTTGCCGCCGAGGGTCGGCCGGACGCCTGGGAGGCCCTGGCCGATCGCACCCTGGCCCGCAAGAATTCGGCCCTGCGTATCCTGGAGGGCGAGAGCGGCCGGCTGCGGGAAGGCATCCATGTGGATGAGGTGGGCAAGGACTTTGTCGACGTGGCGCCGGATTACCTGCCATATGCCCGCATCCAGCAGCTGGGCGGAGTTGCCGGCAAAGGGGCAACCATCCCGGCCAGGCCGTATCTGGTGCTGCAGAATAGCGATGCCGATCGCATTGAAGAGATCATCACCGATTATCTCATGGGTGCCGCATGATTATCGAGCTGCTGGACAACACCATGGCCCTGATCAGCGCCGGCCTGCCCTATCTGCGCAAGGTGGAAGACCTGCCGAGCCGCCAGGTCTTAAAAGACAGCCTGGCGCAACTGGCGGTCAACGCCCCGTGCGTCTACGCCATTTACGAGGGCGGCTCGTTTCGCGAGCCGGCCAGCACGGCCCCCAGGCAGTACGGCCAGCCAGGCATCGTGCTGGCCGTCATTGCCCGCTCGCTGCGCGATCCATACGGCCGGGCTGCCAGCCGGGGAGACGGGACCGTGATCGGTGCTTACGAAATCCTGGACGATCTGCACCGGCACCTGCTCGGCCAGATCCCGGTGGAAGGGTTCGGCCGGCTGTTTCTGGTGAGCGAGGGGCTGTTTGCCGTCAAGGACGGCGTGGTGGTCTATGTCTCGACCTATCGGGCGAGTTATCAACTGTCTGGTTAGTCGGGTTTGTTGAGTTAGTTGGGTTTGTTGAGTTTGTAACCAAACAACCCAAGCAACCCAAGCAACCAAATAACCCAAGCAACCCACGGAGGGTCGTATGGAATTATATAAGCGCAAGGCGGTGATTATCGCCAAGATCGAGACGGTTTACGGCACGGACAGTGTGCCGCTCGGAGCCAACGCCATCGGGGTTACCGACCTCAAGGTGGAGCCGGCCAAGGGCACCAAGAAGAAGCGGGAGATCTATTACCCTGATTTCTCCACCCAGCCGCATATCATCACCCAGCAGCATCAGGCGGTCTCTTTCACCGTGGAGCTGAAGGGAGGCGGGGCGGCAGGCACCGTGCCGGAATGCGGGGTGCTGCTGCGCTCCTGCATGATGAGCGAAACTATCAGCGCAGGCGTTGACGTGGCATATCAACCGGTGAGCGAGGATTTTGAATCGTGCTCCATCTATGTCAATCAGGACGGCATTCTGCACAAGCTGCCCGGTTTCCGAGGTACGGTTAAATTCAACGTCAACGGCGGCGATTATCCAACCGCCTTTTTTAGCGGTCTGGCTCTGGCTGTGTCTCCTGCCGATGTGGCGCCGGTGGTGCCGGTGTATACTTCTGTGGTGCCGGTGGAGGTCAACGAAGTCAATACCACTTTTACTTTCGGCGGCTTTGCCGCGGTGCTGCACAGCCTTGAGGTTGATCTCGGCGTCTCGACCAAGTTCCGCGAGTTACCCAACCAGGAGGCCGCGATCATGATCACCGGGCGGGACTGCAAGGGCAGCCTGACCATGGACGCGATAAAAAATGCCGATCACAACTTCTGGGCCGACTGGGCAGCAGCCACGCCCCTGGTGCTCGCCATGGCCCATGGCACGGTAGCCGGCAACATTGTGGAAATCGATGCGCCCAAGGCACAGATGGATTCAGTCGACTACGGCGACGCGGATAATATCCTGACATTTAACCAGCCGCTGGCCTTTACCCGGGATGCTGGTGATGACGAGGTCGTCATCACCTTTCGGTGATCGGTGATTGCGGATCGCGGAATGCGGATTGCGGATTGAACGGCAACAACAATACATTAACGGGTTCCAAACCCGCCCATTACCCACGGCACGTAGGGGCGGGTTCCAAACCCGCCCTTTAATGGTTGCCATTAAACAAGGAGAAACAATGCAATTTAACGAGTTGGTAAAAAAAGCGCCATTGCGCACGGCCCGTGCTGATTTTCGGGGATTGTTCGGGCTCGATATCGTCGTTACCCCGAATAACGAGATTTCGGACGCGATCCGCGAGGCCACCAAGCAAACCCTGAACACCACCACCGGCCAGTATGAGTCGGAACTCGACCAGGAGAAGTTGCGGGTTTTTTTGATCTCCCGGGTTGTCGGCTTCAGCGGTTTGACCCTGCGCAAGGCCATGACCCTGTGCGGCCGTGACCTGCCGGAGGATATGGCCGAGCGGGGAAATGAGCCGCTGCCTTGGGACAATGAAACCGTGGGCACCCTGCTGGCCATGGTGGTCGGGCTGCAGACCTGGCTGTTCGGCCAACTGCGCACCCTGGGGGCCGAGGCGGCCAGACGCGAAGAGGCGGCCCTGGGAAACTGATGGCCATTGCCCGCTGGCTGGCGGCCGACCGGCAGGCATGCGATTCCTGCCGGGAAGATCAGCGGGTAATGGGGATTAAAAAGGATTGCGCGGCCTGCCCGGTGGGAATGATCAGCGAGCCGCCCGTATTGCCGGAGAACATTGAGGCCTGCCAGGTGTTTAATATTTGCCGAAACCAATGGCGCACAGGCTTCGGAGGCGCCTATGCCATTGACGGCAATCTGGTCTGGAAGATTATTGAAGACCGGGGCGCGGCAAATAAAACAGACGTATTCAGCCGGGTTGACTGCCTGGCATCCCATTATCTTGAAGCATTGAGAGCAAAACAACCCCAACTAACCCAATAACCCAAGCAACCAAATGAGCGATCGAGACATAAACATAAGGGTCAAAGTCAGAGACGACGGTTCGGTTGTGCTGCAGACCATCGGCGACAAGGGAGAAAAGTCGTTTGCCAGAATACGCACGGAATCAGGCAAGGCCGAGGCCTCGACCAGAAAGTTTACCGACTCGGCCAATGGGGCGGTGGATGCGGTTAAATCGCTGGTTGCCGCCGTCGGCGTCGGTTTTGTGGTGCGCGATATCGTGCAGGCAGGCATGGCCATCGAGCGCATGGATACTGCGCTGGCGGCTGCCACCGGCAACAGCGAACTGGCCGCCGCTGAGTTTTCTTTTGTCTCCGACGAAGCGGATCGGCTGGGGCTGAACCTGGAGAAGGCGGCCGGGGCCTACGCCAAAATAGCCGCTTCCGCCAAGGGCACTCAGCTGGCCGGCCAGGGCACCCGTGATATTTTTACCGCGGTGGCCGAGGCCTCCACCGTGCTCGGTTTATCGGCTGATGATACGGAAGGATCACTGCGGGCACTTGAGCAGATGCTGGGCAAGGGCACCGTCCAGGCCGAGGAGCTGCGCGGCCAGTTGGGCGAAAGGATCCCCGGCGCTTTCCAGATCGCGGCCAGGGCCATGGGTGTGACCACCGTGGAACTTAATAAGATGCTGGACATGGGCGAAGTCATGTCCGAAGACTTTCTACCAAAATTCGCCCGCGAACTGCGCAACACCTTCTCCGGCCAGCTGCCGGACGCGCTGGATAACGCCCAGCAGCAATTCAACCGATTCAACACCGAGCTGTTCAGGCTGAAGGCGGATTTCGCCTCCGGAGGTTTTCTTGATGGGCTGCTGGAGGTGGTCGGAGGCTTGTCGGATCTGCTGAAGGACCAGGAGTTCCGGGCCGGCCTCAATGACCTGTCCAAACATGTGGGGCTGTTCATTGGAGATCTCAAGGACCTGCCGCGTGACACCCTGGATTTCTTTGACAGCTATGGCACCTCCATCAAGATGGTCGGCGGATTTCTGGTCACTGTTACCGCCGCGCAATGGGCCTTTAATGCGGCGGTCCGGGCTAATCCCTATATTCTGGCGGCTTCGGCTCTGGTCTGGGTGGGGGGCTGGTTCGTGGATTATACCGACAAGGTAAAAGAGGCCACGGACGCCACCAACAAGCTTAACCGGGAGTTTGGGGCGATCACCGGCAAACAGCCGGCTGCCCCGTTTGAATTGCAGACCTCCCATGGCTCGGCTGCCGGCAGCTCTGACTTTCAGTCTGCCCTGGCTGCCGAAACCATGGGGGAGATCGGCATGCTGCCGTCCCATGGATCGGCTCCGGTTGCCTCGGTAACTGCTGCTCCTGCGGCCCAAGGTGGACTGACTGCGGCCCAGATCAAGAAAAACGCGGCGGAAAACAAGGCGCTTCTCGAATCCATGTTCGACATGGACGCCTGGTATGGCGATCAATCGGACGCCTCCGAGGCATGGTTCAATGAAGAGAAAAAACGCATTGATGAGCTGTGGAGTCTGCGCGAACAACGCAAGGAACAGGCTATCGAAGTCATCTATCAGGAGGCCGAGGCTGCCGCCAAGTCCCAGCAGGCCCTGGAGAATATCACCAGGGCCGCCCTGCCTGAACAGGAGCGGGCGGTTTATGACGTGCAGGCAGCCTATGCCGGATTGTCCGCCCAGGTGGAACAGCTCTATGTGATCGGCGATATCTCCAAAGAGGTGGCCGACTCGCTGCACAATGATTTGTCCGTGCGCATGGGCGAGGATCTCGATGCCCTTTCCGCCAAAGGAGAAAAAACCTTTGGCGAGGACCTGCAAAACGCCGTCACCGGCTGGGCCTCCACATTTTCATCCTCATTGAATGACCTGCTGTGGGAGTCGGACGCCACCTTCGGCGATATCGCCAAGTCATTCGGCAAGATGCTGACCCAGATGTATATCCAGAAACAGCTGATCGAGCCGCTGCTGAACAGCGCCGGAGGTTCCAGTGGCTGGATTAACGCCGGCATGGCCGCGGCTTCGTCGTTGTTCGGCTTTGCCTCGGGCGGCAGCTTTACCGTGGGCGGATCAGGCGGCACGGACAGCCAGCTGGTCGCCTTCCGCGCCTCGCCCGATGAAACGGTAACCGTCACCACGCCGGGCCAGCAGGCCGGAAAAGGAGGTGGCGGAGTGGTTTTTCAGAACACCTTTCAGATCAGCTTGCCGGCCGGGACCAGCAATAATGACAGCTCGGCGGCGGAGCGGATCGCCAATGAGGCCGGCCGCATGATGAAAAACCAGCTCATGGCCTGGGCTCTGGATGAACAGCGGCCGGGCGGCGTCTTCAACCGGCTGGGGGTACGCTGATGGATACCTTCCCCGCTATCCAGGTTCATTACGGCTCGGCCCCTCAGCCGGTCAAGCCCAGGGTGCAGCGGCTGGACTTCGGCGACGGATACAGCCAGCGCATCGGCCAGGGGCTGAATCCTATTTCCGAGGGCTGGGATATCATATTAAAGGACATCACCGCCGCGGAAAAGGATACGGTGGTTGTCTTTTTCAAGGACAAAAACGGCACGGAGGCGTTTTACTGGACGCCGATCGGCGAGTCGACGCCGCGTCAATACACCTGTCCGGAGTGGTTGCCGGTGCCCCAAGAGGGCCAGCTGTGGACGGTCACCGCCAAGTTTGTCGAGGAGTTTGACCTGTGAGCATAAAAACAGACATCCAGCTGCCGGCGCCCGGTGACAAAGTGGAGCTTTACATCCTTGATGCCACCGTGCTCGGCGGCTCTGTGCACCGCATGTGCTCCTCGATCAAGGATGGCCAGTCCATTGTCTGGCAGGGCAATATCTATTCTCCCATGCCGATCAAGGCAGGCGGTTTCGAGGTGGTCGGCGGCGGCAAGCTGCCCACTCCCACCCTGCAGCTGGTCGACGGCTACGGCCTGTTCCGGGCCATGATCAGGCAGTACAATGATCTGGTCGGCGCCAAGTTTACCAGGTACGTGACCTTTCGCAAGTATCTGGACAACGAGCCGGAAGCGGATCCGCTGGCCTATTATCCTCCGGACATCTATTGGATTGACCGCAAGACCAAGCAGATCGGCGCGGAGCTTGAGTGGCAGCTGGCCGCCCTGATGGACCAGCAGGGCAAGATGCTGCCGGGCCGCACGGTGCTGCGGGAGCCGTGCAACTATATCTACCGGATCTGGGACGCCCAGACGGTAAGTTTCGATTATACGGTGGCCACCTGCCCCTATGAGGATCCGGTTTATTTTAATGCCAACGGAGAATCATGCAGCGCGGCGGACGATGTTTGCGGCCAGCGGCTGTCAGACTGCGTGCTGCGCTACGGCAAGCAGCCGCTGCCGTACCAGGCCTTTCCAGGGGTGAGCGATGTTCGCAACTAAGGTAATCCAGGACGCCATGGCCCATGCCGCGGCTGAATCCCCCAGGGAGTCTTGCGGCCTGGTGGTGAACGGCATTTATCTGCCGCGCAAGAACGTGGCGGAGAAGCCGGAGGAAGATTTCCGCATCTCCAGCCAGGGCTATGCCGCCGCCTTGGTCAGGGGCGAGCTGCAGGCGCTTATCCACAGCCACCCGGGCGGCCCGGCCTGCCCTTCGGAAAAGGACATGGCAAACCAGATGGCCTCAGGCGTCCCCTGGGGCATCGTCATCCCCGGCAAGGAACTGTTCTGGTTCGGCGATCAGTGCCCCATCCCCAGGCTGCGGGGCCGGGTCTTCCGCCATGGGGTCACCGATTGCTATGCCGTTATCCGCGACTGGTACCGGCTGGTCAAAAAAATAACCCTGCTCGACATGCCGCGCCGGGACAAATGGTGGCAGCATGGCCAGGATATCTATATGGCCAATTTTGCCAGGGCTGGTTTCGAGCGGGTAGAGATGAGCGAGATTGCGCGCGGTGACGTGCTGCTCGGCCGTATCGGTTTCGGGGTAACGGTAAACAACCATGCCGCCCTGTATCTCGGTAATGGTTTGATTCTGCACCATCTGCTGAACCGGCTATCGGTGCGGGAGCCGGTGGCCAGGTGGAAAAAGGTGTTTGTGGTGGCCTTGAGGTATGTGAAATGAGAACAATACATCTGTATGGCCATCTGGCCGAGACATTCGGGGCGTCGTTTCGGCTGGAGGTGTTTTCCGCGGCCGAGGCGGTGCGGGCGCTGGAGGCCAATTTTCCCGGCCGCTTTTACCGCGCTCTGGCCCGTGGTGAGTACCATGTTGTCAAGGGGGACAATATCGAGTCAGGCGAGTCATTCGGCGAGGATCTGCTCACCTTTGGCCTGGGCGCCAAGGATCTGCACCTCATGCCGGCCATGGCCGGAGCAAAGGATGGGATCTGGACTGTGGTAATAGGCGTGGCCCTGATCGGCGCGGCTGTCTTTACGGCCGGCGCCGCTGCCGGACTGGCCGGTATTTCCATGGGAGCCGCCATGGGCGAGGCGACTTTTCTCGGCATCTCCATGGCCTCCTATGCCACCTTCGGCATTTCTCTGGCGCTGTCCGGCATCAGCACCATGCTGTCGCCGACCATGGATCTGCCCAGCACCGGCACCAGGGCCGCGGTTGATCCACGGGCCTCGTTTGTCATCCAGGGCGCGGAAAATGTTGCCGCCCAGGGCGTGCCGGTGCCGCTGGTCTGTGGGAAATTTCTAGTTGGAAGCGTGGTTATCTCGCAATCCGTGCTGGTGGAGGATGTCCTGTAATGAAACTGCTGCCGTATCTGCAGGGGGCCGGAGGCGGCGAAGAGCCTTCTTCTTATGTCCCGGTGGAAGACCCGAACACCGCCCAGAGCAAGGCCACCTGGCGGGTGATTGACCTTATCCAGGAGGGCGTGGCGGGCGGACTGGCTAATGGCTCAAAATCATACCTTATAGATGAGGTGCAGCTGCAGGCGGACGACGGATCGTACAATTTTGCCGGAGTGAGTTATGAGGTGCGGCTCGGCACTCCGGACCAGGATTACCTGAAAGGCTATCCGGCCGTTGAAACCTCCGTTGCCGTAGGCGTGGAAGTGGCCAACGGCACTCCGGTTACCAGGACCGTCACCGATGCCGATGTGGATGCGGTGCGGGTGCATCTGGCCTTGAGTGCGCTGTATCGGCAGTATGACAATGGCGACTTAAAGGGCAGCACCGTGCAGTTTGCCATTGAGGTGGTCGGCCACAGCATCTATACCAAAACCATTACCGACAAGTTTATGTCCGCCTATGAGGTCAATTACCGGATTGATCTGCCGCCCGGCGAGGCGCCATGGGACATCCGGGTGACCAAGATCACCGAGGACGCGCCTGACACCAAAAGCGCCAACACCATTACCTGGGCCTCCTATACCAGGATTATCGATCACAAGCTGATGTATCCCGATTCCGCGCTGATCGCCACCACTATTGATGCCAGCCTGTTCGGCGGCAGGGTGCCGAAACGGGCGTGGGAATGGCTGGGCGGCATTATCAAGGTGCCGGCAAACTGGAATCCGGTCACCCGTGTCTATACCGGCATTTGGGACGGCACCTGGCAGCTGGCCTGGACGGACAGCCCCGTCTGGTGGTTTTACGAAATTCTTGAAAATGACCGGTACGGATTGGGCATCCCCGCGCCGGACAAGTGGGAACTCTATCCCATAGCCCAGTATTGCGATGAGCTGGTGGATGACGGCAAGGGAGACCTGGAGCCGCGCTTTGTGCTGAACTGCCTGATCAATACGGCCCATGATGCCTATGCGCTGATCAACACCCTGGCCACGGCCTTTCGAGGAATGCCGGTGTGGTCCACCGGGTCGGTGACCGCTTTCCAGGACGCCCCCGCCGATCCGCAGCTGCTGGTCGCGCCCGCTAATGTCAAGGATGGGTTATTCTCTTACGAGGGGACCAGCCGCAAGGCGCGTTACACGGTGGCGCATGTCACCTGGAACGATCCGGACAATCTGTATAAGCCGCGCATCGAGCCGGTAGTCAACCGGGCGGCGCTGAAAAAATACGGGTACCGCAAAATTGAAACGGTTGACCTGGGCTGCAGCCAGGGTCAGGCTAACCGGCTTGGCCGCTGGCTGACCGATATTGGCGACGCGGAAAAGGAAACGGTCACCTATCTGGCCGGCCAGGACCATGCCTATGCCATGCCCGGCTGGATCGTGGCGGTGGCGGATCCATGGGTGGCCAATGCCAGGATGGGCGGGCGGCTGCGGGATGGGTTTGAGGCTGATGTGCTGGGAGATGAGTTGGCCGGTTCCGTGGGCGACTGGGGCACGCTGACTGCGCTGCGGGAGCTGTCCGGCACCACGGCGCCCAATGGTGTTCCCGGCTACCTGATCACCGATGACAGCGCCACGGCAACTGAGCGTGTAGCGATCACGGGCGCGGCCTACTCTGGTCAGATTGTTTTGTGGGATGTGTATATCGAGCAGGACGAAGTCTCAGACCGGGTCATTCTGCTGCGGGTTTTCGGCAATGGCGGGTCGACCAGTTATTTCGACGTTAAGCTGCGCACTGATACCGGTGGCTATAACAGCCAGGCCGTGGGCGGTGCGGTAAAAGGCCTGGTGAAGGTATATAGTGAAGCGGGGTGGTGGCGGGTGAGGATGGCGGGGACAGTGGATAGTAGCAATACTCTTATTCGTTGCGGCCTGTACCCGGCCATTGGCCCTGATTTGTCTACAAACTCAGTGCTCACCACTGGCGGAGCTGTAATCGGCCATGTC